GGCACAACCTTTTAAATTTATGGAACAAATTGCTGTTGAAACAAAAGGTAACTTTTTTGAATCAAGAACTGTTGAGTACCAAAAAGCTAAATTAAATGAAACTATTTCATTTACAGATGATTTTTAATAAAAAATAAATAAATTATGATGTCACTTAAAATCAAAAAAAGGGCTGGTGATGATGTATCATTCAACCCACAAAAAATATATAACAGAGTTAAAAAAGCCTCAAAAGGTTTAAATGTTAATTCAGATGAGATTTTCATTAAAGTAATTACTTCAGTACCAACTGAAGGTGTTATAACAACTAAAGAACTTGATAAGTTAATTTATGAAATTGCTGCATCATACACTGGCAGTCATCACGACTATTCAAGATTAGCTTCATCTGTGGCAATATCTTCTTATCATAAAGAAACTGATCCTAGTTTTTCTAATACCATAAAATTATTACATACTGAGGGTGTAATTCATGATAGAATGATTGATTTAATTAATGAATATGGTTCTGAAAATATTGATAATGTTATAAATCACGATAACGATTATAATTTTGATTATTTTGCGTGGAAAGCATTACAAGAAATGTACTTACTAAAACTACCTAGTGGTAGAGTTGTTGAGAGACCCCAACATATGTATATGAGGATTGCTTTATGGGTTACAGATACTTTTGAAGATGCTGTTGATTATTATCACTCACTATCAAGACAATTAATATCAAAGGCAACCCCTATAATGATTAATTCTGGGACTTTAATACCACAATTAGCTTCTTGTGTTTTACATTACAATAATTCAGATTCTCGTGAAGGTCTATTAGGTACATTGAATGACATTTCAACATACTCATCTGACGCCGCGGGTATTGGATTATGCATGTCAAACTTGAGAAGTAAAGAAAGTAGAATCTCAACGTCAGGTGGATATGCGGGTGGATTGTTAAAATACCTTAAAATTGTAAATGAATCTTTAAGATTTTTTAATCAACAAGGTAGAAGACCTGGTAGTGCAGCAATATATATTGAACCTTGGCATAAAGATATACATGATCTTTTGGATATCAAAAAGAATACAGGTAAGGACGAGCAAAGAGCTAGAGATTTATTTACCGCACTTTGGATTCCTGATAACTTCATGAGAGCCGTTAAAAACAATACTGACTGGTATTTATTTTGTCCTAATGATATTAAAAAGGCGGGACTTAAGGCACTTCAAGAATGTTATGGAGAAGAGTATGAAGAAGTATATCAAAAAGCTGTTGAATTAGGTTTGGGGACAAAGGTGAAAGCTCAAGATATTTGGACTAAAGTTATTGAATCACAAGTTGAGACGGGTGTACCTTATTTGTGTTCTAAAGATAGTGCAAACAGAAAAACTAATCATCAAAATATCGGTGTTATTAAACAATCAAACCTTTGTAATGAGATCTACCAATACACAGATGAGAAAACTACAGCAATCTGCACATTATCATCTATGGTATTAAAAAACTTTATTATTGATGGTAAATTTGATTTTAAATTGTTACATGATGAAGTTAGAAAAGTAGTTAGAACCCTTAATAAAGTCATTGATATTAATAAATACTCAACAAATAAAGGTGAATATGGTGGTTTAGATCAAAGAGCGATTGCTATTGGTACTCAAGGTTTAGCTGATGTCTTTTATTTAATGGATTATGTTTTCACATCTGAAGAAGCAAGGCAATTAAATAAAGATATTTTTGAAACGATTTACTTTGCAGCTATAACTGAAAGTATGGAATTATGTAAATCAGGAAAATATAAGCCTTATAACCACTTCAAAGGGTCACCGATGTCTAAAGGAGTATTCCAATTTGATATGTGGGATGTAACAGATAGTGATTTATTATGGGATTGGTCACAATTAAAAGAAGATGTTAAAAATTATGGTATATGTAACTCCTTGTTTACGGCACAAATGCCAGTAGCTAGTTCGGCAAAAATTACAGGTTCATACGAAATGACTGAACCAGCTCATTCAGCGATTTTTAACAGAAGAGTTGTTGGTGGTGAAATTATGATTGTTAACAAATATCTTATTAGTGATTTTGAGAAGATAGGATTATGGTCTGAAGAGTTAAAGAATGAAATCATCTTTAATGATGGGTCAATTCAAAACATTAACTTTAATAAATTTTTAGACCAAGAAGATAAAAAATACAATACCAAAGTTAAAAGGATTGAACATTTAATTAAAAAATATAAAAGTATTTGGGAGATATCACAAAGAGAATTGATTGATATGGCAGCAGATAGAGCTCCATTCATTGACCAATCACAATCAATGAATATCTATATGGCTAATCCGACTTTATCTAAAATTACATCCTCACATTTTCACGCATGGGAAAAGGGATTAAAAACACTTTCTTATTATGTTAGGTCAAAAGCAATATCAACTGGAGCTAAACATTTGGCACTTGATATCTCAAAAATTGAGACACCTAAAGAAAAAATTGAGACACCTAAAGTTGAAATATTACCACCAAAACCCATAGATTCACAATTTGAATGTTTTGGTTGTTCATCTTAATTTATAGTTATATAACCCCCTCTTAAAAAGGGGGTTTTTTATGCTTAACATTTACTATTATATTTTTTAATATAAATTGATTATTTGAATATTTATATTAAAAATCATGGGAGAAACCTTTATAAATATAAAATTTCCGTTTTCAGACTCAGAAAAAGGTTATTTTTTAGAGTTGAATAAAGATAGTAAGAAGGCTATTAAATCTGATTTAATGCATCTTTTATTAACTAATAAAGGTGAAAGATTATATATGCCTGATTTTGGGACTAATTTAAAGAAATATCTATTTGAACCTAATATAGAAAGTGTTAATTCAGATATTAAATCTGAAATACAAATAGCGATAGATAAGTATATCCCTAATTTAAGAGTTGACACATTAGAGGTTATACCGAGTAATGATAATGAACACGCTGTATTAGTTAAATTAGAATATACAGTAACAAATGACACTTTTCAACAAAGTGATTTCGTCATAATACAAATATAATTTAAATCAATAGTTCATATTTTTTATTACCAGAATCATATATTCTATAATAACCATTATTGTTCATAATTTCTTCTTCAGTACCACAATCACCTAAACCCATTATATTTAGTTTATGTTTTTGGTATTTATATCTACTTTCTCTATTTTTATTTATTATATAAAAATAATTTGGGACGGTGTTTTTAACCAATTTAAACCCATTTTTAACATATACATCACCTTCGCCCCATCTTCTATCACAATATGAAACAATATTATCAATTTTATATTGTTTAATATAAAATTTTAATAACCTTCCAAAAGAACCTATGACTGATGTGTTTAATTTATTACAAAATCTGATTAATTCTATTGATTTATTTTTTAATATACCCCTTCTACCGAAAGACATAATTGATATCAGATTATTTTTATAATATAAACCTATATCTGTAGTGGTAGGGCAATCACCCTGCAAATGGTTTTCATTTAAAAAAACTCTTTTTTCTTTTTTAGGGACTATCTTTATTTCACATTTTCTGGCAAATATTTTTTTTTCTGACAAAAATAATCTGTGTTTTATCATAGATTTAATAATATCTTTTTTATTTACCCACTCGTCCTCAAAAATATGTATTAAATTTATATTTTTAGATAAACATTTTTCAGTTTTATTCATATGGTAATTTTTGTCTAAAAATTCTGAACTATGCCAATATAGACCATTTAATTCTATTGCTAAATTATATTTTGGTATGTATATATCTAATTCCTTTCCTTCTAAAATTTCACGGTCCTTTATTTTATGTGTAACATCATTTTCATTTAAAAAATCACTTAATTCAGTCTCACTCACTGAATTACTATTTGAACATTTCTTACAACCAAATTGACTATTTAAATGATATAATGGTGTAACATTAATGTCACCATGTATTTCACAATTTATAGTACAATTATTTTTCATACTAATATATTCAGTATTTTCATATGTAAATTTTTTGTTAAATCTTTTTTTAGATTTCTCTATAAATGATGTTGTATCTATAACACGATTACATCTAGGACATCCTTGTCGTTTTATTAAATGATTATTTGGGGTGATATCAAAATCACCATGTTTTTGACATGTTATTTTAACTTTTTCTGAAGATTTTACATATAAAACCTTTTCATATGTGTAGTAATCCCCAAATAATATTTTAGATTTATCAATAAATATTTTAGTATCCATAGGTTTATTAGGTGCACAGTATTTACAACCTTTACCTTTTAAATGGTTACCAGGTAATTGTTCAAATTCACCATGTAACGGACATATTATTTGAACTTTAGTACGGTTATTAATATAATTTACTTTACTATAATCATATTTATTATTATGTGTTTTATTAGATTCTTCCACAAACTGTGATAAAGTTTTTCTCTGTGAATTGGCGGTTCTTTCTACTGAACATCTTGGGCAACCTTGTCCACGTAAATGATGTGTCGGTTTTTTCTTAAAAGTACCGTGTATTGGACAAATAATATCTACGTGTTCTACACGATTAACATAAATTACTTTACTATAATCATATTTTTTATTGTGAATTAACTTAGCCCTTTTAATAAAATCTTCATTATTTAATCTAATCATACCTATAGGTGTTTCACTATAATTATATTTATTATAAAAAAATAGTAAATAAACTATATTTATTTTATATAATAATATTATATTATTTAAAATTATGGCACAGAAAAAAATAAACTACTTATCAAGGAACTTTGCTGAGGTAAGAACTGACTTATATAATTTTGTTAAAAAATATTATCCGGACTTAATGTCTGATTTTAGTGACGCATCAATAGGTTCATTATTAATTGAGTTAAATGCTGCAGTGGCTGACATGTTATCTTTTCAAACAGATAGAATGTTCAACGAAACACAAATAGATTATGCTCAACAAAGAAAATCTATTTTAAATATGGCTAGAACTTTAGGTGTTAAAGTACCTGGTTTTAGACCTTCAGTTACTATGGTAGATTTTTCCGTTAAATTACCAGCATATGGTGATACCTTTGATGTTAGATACGCACCAGTATTAAGATTTGGTGCACAAGTAACTGGGGCTGGTAAAGTTTTTGAAACACTTGAAGATATAGATTTTTCATCACCATTTAATTATGGTGGAATACCAAATAGATTAATAATACCTAATTTTGATGGTAATGGTAACATTGTTAACTATACTATAACAAAAAGGGAATTAGTTGTTAATGGTAAAACTTCTTATTATGTTAAATCTGTTAATCCTTCAGATATGACACCATTTTTACAAATAACACTACCTGAAGCTAATGTTCTTTCGGTTGATAATGTTATTACATTGGATAATCCGACACCAAGTACACCACCTTTA